TGCCGTCCCACTGTGCGACGTAGCCGGTGCCCGTGTTCCACCACAGCATTCCCGTCGTCGGCGAGTCGGGCGTTGTGCCGCCTGCGAACAGCGCGAGCGCGCTGCCGAGACAGCTGTTGATGTCCTGGACCAGCGTGAGCCCGGATACCGTGCCCGAGGTCGGCATGACGCAGATCAGGGGCACCGCCGCCGCCGGGGTTGCCGCGACGATCGTGCCGGCGACGAAGAACGCGGCAAAAGCCGCGCGAATGCATTTGATCATGTCAAAATCCCTCGACCGTTATGTTGACGTTGTCACGCTCGACAAAGATGCCGCCGTTGCTGAAACGAATTGTCAGCTGCGACAGCGACAGGGCGCCGATGCTGTATTGATCGCCCGCCGTCGGCTGCCACGACACGCTCACATAGGGCAGATCCGCGCTGCCCGGCCCGCCGTTGAAAGCCGCCGGCGTCGTGGTGCCGTCGCGCTGAAAGGCGATGGTGAGGCCGCTGCTCGGCACGCTTCGTTGCTGATAATGATCGATGCGCGACGGCAGTTGCACCGTGTAATTGAACGCCAATGCCTCGGCGATGGTGTTTGCATCGCTCGACTGCAGCGCCAGCCGAAAATTCCAGGCCATCGCCGGAAACACGCCGGGCACGAACTTTTGCCACGCGCCAAATGTCGAGCCGTCCTGCGACAGTGCGATTTCGATCCAGCCGTCGACATATTGGGTCGAGGCTGAGCCGAGAATGTCGGGATCGGTCAAGACGTCGGCGTCGGCAAGAACATTCTGGCCGACCGGCACACCCTGGATCTGCGTCGACGCGTTCACCGAGGCCTGCACCACCGATCCGGCATCGACGATGTGCGCCGCCGGGATGGTGTAGTAGACCGGCGTGTCGGTGATCACGCCGCCGAAATCGAGCACGTCCGGAATCGAGAACACGATGATGTCGCCGGACAGGACGCCGCCGGCAGTTACCGGCGCACTAATGGTAACGGTCGCCGTAGTACCGGTGATGGCGCCATAATCGACGGCGGTCGTGGCCGAGGTCGCAACCGCGCCGTAATCGACGTCTGCCGCCACGGTGCCCACGACCGCGCCATAGTCGATCGCGTTGTTGTAGGTAATCGCGGTGACGGTCGCGAGCGACGCAATGACGCCGCCGGTCGTGATATCGGCGACCGCCATGCCGACCGCAACATTCGACGGCAGATAGCCGAACGACAAAACGTTGCCGCTTGCGGTCGCAGCATCCGTCACCGCCGATTGCAGCAGCGGATTGACGCCGAGGATGTTTCCGGCGCCGCCAAGCCGCAAGTTTCCGGCATCGATGCCGATGCCGTTCTGGAACGTGCCGGTCCAGCCGGTCGCCCGTTCGTCGAAGCCGGCGAGCAGGTTGAGCGAAAGCTGGTTGCCCGATATCTCGATCGCCGACGCATTCTCGCTGTAGACCGTCAGCCCCGCGACCGGCTGGCAGCGCGCCTTGATCAGGAAGGTGCCGTTGCCTTGCGCGATGAACGGCGGATGCGCCTGCGAGCGGATGAACTGCGCGTTATCCCAGGCATCGCCCTGACGCACCTCGTAGAGAATGCCGTTGCGAAAGTCGTCGATTTCGTCCCAGTAGATCTTCTGGAATCCGGCCTCATAGTTGGTGTAGAGGTCGGCGACGTCGGGCAGTGGGGAAGCCAGCGCCGCGCCGGTGATCGTGTAGGCGAACGCGGTGCAGTCGGCGAGCGATTGGGTGCCGCCGCCATAGACGTTGAAGCTCTGGAACTTCAGATAGACCGTGTCGCCGATGCGGCTTTGATCGTAAGGGTAGGAGAAAAACGCGCCGTCGATGCGCGCGAATTTGGTGCCGGTCGGATGGTCGACGATCTCGTCTTCCGTTCCATAGGCGCCGCGCACCAGATAACTGAGATCATATTTGTTCGCCGCCGTCAGCGTCGCAGTTTCGTAGGAAATAATCTCGCCGCCGACATAACAGCGGTTGTTCAGCGCCGTGGCATCGGCTTGGGTGCCCGACGACAGCACGCCTGCGCTTTCCGTCAGGTCGACCGCCAGCGTGTTGGCCTGGTCGATGGTCTGTCCGGAGGCGCTGACGCCGACGGTTGGCAGGTCAACCGTGGTGAAGCCGATACGGGCGCTGGCCTTGACCGTGCCGATCTGGCTGTAGTTGCCATCCTGTTGATAGGACAGCCAGATATTGCAGCCGCCCCAAAGCGGATTAACGCTGCATGCGCCCGCCATGATCACCAGGCCGCCGCCGAGCTGGTCGGTCGGCTCGAAGATCAGGACGTCGGCCACCGAACCCGGATCGACGTTGCGGTCGTTCGGCACATTGATGACCGAGGTGGTCGCGTATTTGGTCGCCGTCGCATAGCCGAGCGGAAACTCTTCCGCGGTGATCTCCAGATAGCCGTTCTCGTTCTCCTCGATATTGGTGATGCGGATCGGCGTCTTGTCGAGGCCGAGCCCGCTGTCGGTGACCGTCACCAGGTCCATGGGATCGAGCAGGCAATATTCCCACGACAGGCGGAATTTGTAGGTGTTGCGGATATAGAGCGCGCGCTGCAGCATCAATTGCGCCGAGATCAGCGCCACGCCGGTGTCGCAGATTTCGTGTGCCGTGACGGTCGGCGCGATGCGCTCGCCGCGGCCGCCGCCGAGGTTTTGACTGGTCAACTCGATGGCGTTCTGATCGCGCGCTTCGACCGGGGTGAGGTTGTAGGCATTGTTGCGATCGGCGCATTCCACGCGCCAGACGTTGTAGGCCTGATAGGGATCGGTGCGCGACACCGTGAGCGGATCGGCATTGTTCTCGACGATGTAGTCGTCGTCGCCGAGATCGTAGATCGGAGTCACGTTCGGATTGAACGTCACGCCGTTGCCGGTCACCGCCGTGTCGCCATAGGGAATGAAGCGCAAGAGGCCGCCCGACCAGACGGCGGCGGTATTGGACACCTGCAGCCAGCGGTTCAGAATGCCCGATGCCGCCTCGGCGTTGGTGAGCGCCGGGCTGAACGCCAGGCCGACCGCGCGGCAATAGGTCTGGTACGACGCGTCGCCGCCTGAGCCGAACAGCGACGTCGCGTCGATCGACGCCGCCGGAAAGCCGACGCCATATTGCGGATTGGTCAGGAAGTCGGAGACCACCTGCGCCGGATCGGCATCGACGAAAATTGCCGTCGTGCCCGGAACGTCGGTAAAGGGCGTCTGCCCGTAGCCGGTGGCCCAGCGGAATCCCAAAACCTCGAAATTGTGGTTGTCGAGGGTTGCGCTACTGGAAAGGTCGTATTGCGCGGCGGCCACATAAGCGGTGCCCTGATAGGACAGCGCGACCTGACCCAATAACGCCGCTTCGCCGAGCGTCGGCTGAATATCGGCGAGGATCCCCACGATCGAACTGGTGGCGGCCGGCGTGGAGAGATAGGACCAGACGGTTTGCGGCGTTGGGCCGAGAAACAGCGACAACCCAAGCGCGCCGAGCGACGTCGTCGACTGTCCGCGCCAAACATCCCCGATGCCCGTGATCGGCCCTTCGCAGATCGCCAGGATGACGTCGGCCTTATAGTCGTATTGACCTGTATTGCTGCTGCTGCCGCCGCCGCCGCCGAAAAGTCCCTTTCCGCCGCCGCTGCTGCTACCGGCCGGGATCGCCTTGAAGTTGGCGTACCAGATGACGTTCGGCGCGAGCTTGCTGGTTCCCCACACGATCGGGATCGGCAGCGCCGAGACCGCGGTCTGGATTTGCAGGCCGGTATAGTCCGGCGTCGAAGCTGGTTTTGATCCGCCGCTGCGGAATATGCTCATGGCCTGCGCTCATGATTTCTTGGTGCCGCTCTTTTTGGCCCAGATGCTGAAAAAAAGCGGCTTACGCGCCGGATCGGCAAGCACGGCGTTGCGCAAAACTTCATCCTCGATGACCATCCCCGCCTGGTGATAGGCGTGAACGATGCGAAGCGGTTTTGCCGCAGTGACGATGCCGCCGTGCGAGTAGCAGCGGCCATAGCGGAACACCATGACGTCGCCGGGCAGCGGCTGCACCACTTCGGCGCCGCGATCGAAGATGAAGCCGAGATAGCGCTCTTCGCTGCGATGCAGATGCCAGTCCACCGGATAAGGCCGCGGATCGAACGGCGCGCACAGCTTCAAGTCGACGAAGACGCGCACCAGCAGCATGCCGCAATCGACGCCGACACCCTTGATGTCGGCGCAGTTGTGATAGGGCGTGCCGATCCACGACCGCGCCTCAGCCAAGACGGCCGCGCGCTGCGAGTCGGACGACGGAAGACAGACGACGGACGACGGATCATCATTGTCCATCTGCCTTCCGTCGTCAGTCATCTGTCGTCCGTCCTCTGCTATATCGCCATCTGCGGCGGCGGCACGTAGGGAAAGCCGCGGAAATTGGCCAGATTGTTGAACTTCGCCTGACACGTCGGCAGCGTGTGATCGCAGCCGAAAAACACCGTGAAACCGTCGCCGGGCGCCGGTACGCTTTGCAGCGGATTGATGAGGTTCAATGAAGAACCGTTCGCCACCGAGCCGACCGTCGCCGTCACGCCGGTGAGAACGCCGGACGTGAATGTGATCGTTCCCTGCGCAAAGTTGGCATTAGCGCCGGACCAATAGATGATCGAGGCCGTCGATCCGGCACCGACCGTGCCATTGGCTTGAAAATCAGACTTGTGAAGCGTGCAGCCCGGATCGTAAAGCGTATGCAGGCAGGTCGGCTGGTACATATTGCGCGGCATGTCGATGTCGAGCAGCACCAGATCGGAATTGACAGTCAGCTTGGCCGAAGTACGGCCGATCTCATCGATATTGCCGAGCCGACCCTTGAACAGCATTGCGGCGCCGATCGCCGTGCCGCCCAGCCGGTCGGAGAAAAACACCCGATAGCGGACGATCTCACAACCGTCGAACGACCCGTCGCGCAATGCCTGCAGAAACGGCGCGCCACCGGCAATGGTGTCGGTCGGGCGCGCCGCAACGGTGATCTGCTGCTGGTCGGCCTCGAGCCCGACTGCGGCCTTGTATTTGAGGCCATCGACCAGGATGGAATTCGCCAGATAGGTGACGCCCGCATAGGTGAAGGTCACGTCGATATTGGTATAGGCGAGCGTTGCGCCGCCTTGCAGCGCGAACAAAAAGGCGTCCGCCATCAACAACTGCGCATCCGGGCTGGCGCGCGCCGCGTTGAGATACGAGATCAGCGCAGTTGGCGCGGGCTTCATCTCACTGCCCGCTCTTCACGCTGCGGAATTTCATGCTTTGGAGCTTCCACAGGTTCGACATGAACTCCTCGAATTCCATCTGGTCGTCGATGAACCGGCACTGGAAGGCGAACGCGAAGTCGGCGGACACCACGACGCCGGCGCCGGGCGGCGCCGTGAAGGTCAGCGTGTTCGGCGCCGTCAGGCTATAGCTCCCGCCCGATTGCGGCGTGCCATTGAGATAGACATGCGAGACCGCGGTGACCCAGCCGACCGGCTCGGCGAAGCCGCCAAGCGCGCGAACGAAGGTGAAGGCCGTCGTCGTGCCGTCGCCGACGCCGATGCCCTGGCTGGACACGGAATTGTCGTCCGGATCGGTATAGAGAAACGTGCCGAACTGGCCCTGCAGCTGCAGGAAAAAACCCATCAGGTTTTGCAGGCTCGACGCGCCGAGCCCGGCAAATCCGCTCGTCGACGAGGTGAGACCATAGGTCGCCTCGAACTCGTAGAGCGGATAATTCATCAGCGCGACGCGCACCTCGCGGCCCGACGCATGCGAGGCGATGCGGGTATTGAACGCGGGCTTCTTACGGCGCGACCATGCCAGCCCCGGCAATGTCGGCAGCGAAGGTGGCGTGGTCATGGTGTTTCGCTCCCGTCATGCCCGCGCGCCGCGCAGCCCGAGATGGGCGCCGCTCTTGATGCCGTTGTTGATGGCGCGGATCATGTGTTTGGCGTTGTCGTGGAAGAAGCGTTCGACGCTGCGCGAATCCAAAGCCGAGATATTGACGCTGACCGGGGCGTGAACGGTGCTGCCCATGCCGGCGCCGGTGAACGGGCCCGACGTCTTCGCCGACGGAATGATCTTTTCGCCCTGATGAATGACCGCCAGGCCGCTGCGCACGACGTAATCGGTGCCGACGTCGGCGCTGGCGACAAGGCTCAAGTTCGGAGCGATCGTCGCCGCCGCAGCAGCAGCGCCAATCGCCGGCGCAGCTGGCCCCGCCTCATCCGCAACCGCGGCTGTGACCTTCGCACCGGTCTCGCCGCCGGACGCAAAAATCGATTTGATCGCGTTGGCGATGACGGCGAGGATGCTGGTCTGTCCCGACGCCACTTCCGCCGCCGAGCGCAAAGCGGCGCCTGTGGTCGTAGCCGATGTCATCCCGGCTTCGGCGGCGATGTGAGCGGTGAGAATGCGCGCCTGGTTGGCGAGCCATTCGAGTGTAAGCTTGACCTGACCCTCGATGAACTTCAGGACGAGATCGGCGCTGATGTTTTTCATGGCTTGCGCCCATGTCGTGGTGCCGGCCAGCAAGCCCTTCAGTTGCGAATTGAAGGCGCCCGCAATCTGATCGGCCGCAGCCTTCCACTGCTTTGCTTCTTCCTCCTCGGCCTTCTCGGTCACCTTTTGCTTTTCCAGCACGTACTTATCGTAGGCCGCGGTTCGTTCTTTTAGGACCCTCTCATATTCGGCAGTGCCTGCATGCAAAAGCGTCAACCTGCCGGCAAACGCTGCCTGCTCGGCGTTCTTGCGAACCTCCAATGCCGCGAGCAGCGCCGCCGTCTCCTGGCTGTAAGAGATCTCGTGGAGCCGCACCTGCGATCCGAGCCTATCGGCCGTCAGCCTGTAGGCGTCGTCGGCCACTTTGATCGACTCTTGGTACTGCACCATCTGCGCTTTGAGCGCATTGCTGGCGTTCACATTGATCGGCGTTGCGTTCAGTTTTTGATACGCCGCAATGGTATTTTGCACGGCCTGCTGAATGCCAAGGAAGTCCGCAGCAATTGCAGCACCATTGCCAGGCGGCTTGACTGCACTGGTTACCGCCGCGAGTTCGGCCATCGAGCCGACGTAGCTCTTCAGCCCCTCCACCGAGAAAGCTTTGCCGACCTGCTCGGCGACGCGGCCAAGCTTGCCATTGATGTCGTCGAGGCCATCGGCAAGCCCGGCGATGGTGTCTTTGACCCGCGCGACGCCGGACACGAGCTGGTCGGTCGTTGCGCCGAATGTGACCTGAACATTGTTGTCAGCCATTGCGTCTCACCTGATCGTGCCGCCCGGAAACATCGCGAGCAGATCGTGATAGTTTTTCGAGGCTTGCTGCTTTGGCTTGATGCCAAGATAGGCCGCCGCCATCCGCCGCAGCGGCGGACAATCCGCCCAGGCGCGATGCAGGTCTTCGAGAAAGAACACGTCGACCTGGTCCAACACCTGGTCGCGCGTCCAGTTGAGCTCGATCACAAGGTCGGCGACGAGGGCTCGCCAGTCGAAGGCGTCAAAGCGCTCGTCGCCGAAATTTCCCCCACGGCGTCGACCTTTCTGCCGCCGGCCTGCTCGATCACGACCGGCAGCGCGGCCACGAGCTCGGCGATGGTGATGGGCAGATCGAAAAACTCGTCGTGGGTCAGCCGGGGATGGGCCCGGCGCAGGCCATGCCACAGCACCTCGGCCAGCGGCGCAAGCCGCTCGCCGGACAGATTGTCCATGCCGATGCCGGACAGTTTTGGCACATGGTCGGCAATGGCAAGGATTTGCCGCAGCGACAGCGGCGCCACGTAAAAATCCTGGCTGCCGAGCCGCACCTGGCGCGCCGTCGTCAAATCGATGGATTCGTCACGCTCGAGGCTCACCCTGCATCTCCCTATTCGCTGAGGCTGATGGTGCCGATATTGTTCGACGCGTCCGCGATCGCCTGGAAATCGAACTCGGCGACGGTGAATTTCTGGTTGGCGAACGGCAGCGACAGCTTTGGCGAGACGCAGGCGTTGAGCTTCACCACCAAATCCTTGGCAACGCCGAAATAGTTGAAGGTTTCCTTCAGCGAGATTTCGAACGTCGGCATCGGGCCGGTGAGCTGGTTGGCGAGGCTGATCTTATTCCCGGAGGAGACGGTATAAGTATAATAGATCAGGACCGCGGCGGTGTTGTCGGCGGTATTGAAGCTGTAGACGCCGCTCGCCACGCTGTATTGGCCCTGCGCCGGCGACGATGCCACCGGGGCAAGCTGTGCCCCGCTCGAGGCGTAGAACACGCCGTAATCCTCGACGAAGGTGGCGCTATTGACGACAGTCACGGCGCCCGAAGCGACGGTGTCGGTCTCGCCCGTGGTCATTTCCAGCATGCTGTTGGCCGTCAAGGTCTGACCGAGGAACAGATTGTTGATCTGGTTCGCCTGCAGGCGTGCGTATTTCGCCTTGCCGGCGATCTTGAACTCGCCGCCGCCGGCCGCGACCGGCATGTTGTATTGGCCGAGCAGGAACTCGACCTTGCGGTCGAAATCGAGCGAAACCGATTCCAGCGTGCCGAGCAGCGCGGGCGGCGTATTGGCGACGTCGGTGCGCTTGCCGATCAGCGTGCCTGAGCCGAAGGCGTATTGGGTCATGGATGTGTCTCCTGGTCAGAGTTTTGGGAATGGGGATGGGCGAAAAGCGAATGGCGAACAGCGCTTGGGAGGACAAAACCCCTGCCCTACACGCTTTTCGCCACTCGCCATTTGCGGTGTCGGTTACGGCACCAAAATCTGGAACGGAATCGCGGCGACCGCCTTGCCGTCGACGTCGCCGGTATCGATGAATACCGGACCGAACGGATAGCAATGAGCGACGAGCCCGCCGAGGGTTTGCTTATTGCCGTTCATTACATCGGCACCGCTCGGAACGACCGCGGCGTCGACGGCATCAAGCAGCGCATTCATGGCGGTATCCGGCGTATCTTCCGGATCCATCCCGGCCGAGAGATAGACGAACACATGGGCATTGATGGTCAATGTCGGCAGCCCCTCGTTCTGCCGGCCACGCACCTCGCCGGTCTTGAGCATGGTCAGAAACGGCATCTGCGTCTCGTTGACCTGATCCCAATGCACAAAGCGCCGGCTCGTCGCGGTGAAACTCGCCGCGCTTTTGATGAGGTTGAAGAAGGCAACAGAAATCTGTTCGCGGGTGACCGTGGTCATGCGCTATCTTTCGTTCGATTCGAGATGAAGACTGTCGCCGATCCGTTTGCGGCAATTACCCGGCCTGCCGCAATCATCAGGACGACCAATATCGGCAAGAAGGCGCTTGCCGCCGGCTCCAATTACCGCATACCGGATCACCTCCTTGGAAGAGGCGACATGAGCTATTCGTCAAACGGATGATAGTCCCCTTTGCGCCAAAAAAATAACATCATATACGCTTCACCAGATTCCTGAACGTCGTTCCGTTCTTTGTTCGCATTGATGGCCTCCAACGTCGCCACGGCTTTTTCACTCGCAATGTCCAGGCAATGCATGCCGGCCTTTTGGCGCACTGTGATCAGCGGATGGTCCATGAGCGGCACCAAAGCGGCAAGCTGGCCGCGATCGTTCAACTCTTTTGCGACACGATAAATCTCGCCGGACGCCTTGTTGTATCCCTTCACATTCGGACCGCCGGTCTCTTCGTCGTCGAGGAAACGTTTCGTGCCATAGCAGCGCTCGCAGGCGTCGATATAGCGAGCCAAGAGCTGTGGAACGGTCATTTCCTGCAAAGTCGGCGTTGCCGGCGGCCCGCGGCGGATACGATCGCACAACGCCAACACCTCCTGCGTCGTGAGGCCATATATCGCGCTTGTGGCGGCGGCATGCGCCACCTCCGGGTTGACGCGATGAAGGTAGATGCCAGCCCAGTTGCGAACGTCCGCATCCTCATGAAAAAACAATCCCTGCAGTTTGTCGGTAGGTTTTCGCTTGAGCAGCTCGGTTATGACCGCCTGCAGGTCGTCGAACAAGCCGCCAATCTTTGTCTCGTCTGCCGCCTCATCACCGGAGGGGGACATGCGGCCGATCTGTTTCTCCAAATCTGCGAATTTTTGCACCAGATCATCGGTCGATGATGACGCGTAATCAAAACTCATTTGAGAACTCCACGCTCGCGCAGCATATCCAAGCCGAACCGCCGCTGTTCTTCAAAGTCGTGTTTTTTTGCTCTTTCACGGAGCGTCGGACCTCCATCATTGTCAGGCACGCCACTATATTCGGCGCTGATTTCCAAATGCGGGAAATACGGCACCCAAACCAAATTGCTGGGATCGTCGATTCGCGCACTGCCGAATTTTTCGATCTCCTTTTTCCTGACGTTGTCGTCGTGTTGCTCGACAATATGATGCTGCACGTAACCGAGAATATTTTGCGTTGGTCTTTGCTGGAGCTCTTCGAGCGTTTTCGGCGCGTCGGAGGCGGACTTCAATTGCGCGGTTAGACGGTCCTCGCCTTGATTAAGTTCTGTCGGCGTGAAAACAGCCAGGAATACTTTGATTTGCCGATTTCGTATCAGACCGCCGAACAGACGCCCAATGAACGTTCTCGCGGCGAGTTGCGCGATTGAGCGAGTATGGACTCGCGCCGCTTGATTAACGTGTGGCAGAGGCCAACCTGGTCGACCCGGACCAGCAATCGGCGGCTTCGGCTCTCGCGGCACCGGCGCGAACCAGCCAGGATTGGGCGGGGTTCCGGTGCGCGGATGCCTGGCTTCCCAGTCAGGATCGGCTTTCAATAGGTGACTGCGATATAACTCCAAGGCGCGTCGCATCAGCGCGTTAGTGGCTTCCTCAGTCTTTATCAGCGGCGGTGGATCGGGAAACTGCATCTGCACCGTAACAATGGCCGCCGTTGCGAGATCGCCGCGGCTCAGCGCGTTCGCGATCAATCCCAATGCACGAGCCTTTGCAGCGATATCTATTGGCAGCCGATAGAGGGCGGACAACTCGTCGTTCAGGTCAGCGAGTGGACGAACATTCCATTGTTCGTCACCGTGCGACGCGGCGCGGCGCCTTAGGAGCGGAACGTCCCCGACGAACACGCCGTCGGCATCGCATGAAACACGCTGGATGTCTCGGCCCGCCGCGAGCGAAAACGCACGGACCCCAGGCATCGTGAACATCGCCGTCTCCGCAACTTAGATAAATGGAACATAACATGAACATTGAGTCAAGGCGTTATAGAGGCGAGCGAATTAAGCTTCAGCGCAGTGTGTCCGCGACCGCCTCGTTCAGTCCCTCTGCAATCTCCCCCGCCATCTCCCCCAGCGACGAGCGCAGATAAGACCGCTCCGGCAGCGTCACCGCCGGCAGGTTCACCCGCGCGGCGAACACCTGCTTGCCGCCGATGGCGAAGGCGAGCGCCTTGGCTTTGTCCGGCACGATCTCGTGCGGCGGGATGGTGCCGCCGAATTCCTGGATCGCGGCGTATTTGACGTCGCCGGATGTGCCGATGCGGACCATGACGCCGGCCGAGGATTCGTCGACCGTCGCGATGATCGAGCTCGCCAGCGCGCCGCTGCGCGAATTGAGCACGCCGCCGGAAAGCTTCTGCTGGATCTTCGCTTCCAGCGCCACGGCGAGCACGTTGGCCTTGCTCGCGAGCGCCTGGCGTACCCGGTCGGGCATGCCAGCAAGGCTTCCGCTGTAATCGTCGCGCAGATCGAGCTGAAACATCACGCCCCCACCACGCTGCGATACGGATCGAGCGAGGCGCGGATGAAATCCGGAATATCCTTGAGGCTATACGACGCCGTCTGTTGCCCTTGCACGGTCTGCGCGCTCTGGCCGACGCGGGTACGGTAGCGGTAGCGCTCCGCCACCCATTCGATGCAGGCATTGTTGATCGCCGCCGGAACGAAACCGTAGGAGATCAGCACAGCGGCGCCGGCATCGGCGGCAGCGAACGTGTACACGCCGTTCGCGACCGCATATTCGCCCGCGGCCGGATTGCTCGCCACCACCACAAGCGGAGCGCCGTTGGCATAAGCGACGCCGGTATCGCTGGCCCACGGCCCGAGCGGCGCCGCCGCCGCGACGCCATACGGTCCCGGCGAAGCCGGCACGCTCGCCGCCTCGCTCTGCACCGCGTAACCGGCCGAGTAATCGACCACGATATTTTGCCGGCCCTTGCGAAAGAACGTGCGAAATACATCGAGCGCCTGCGGCCGGCCGGGCGGCAAGCCGTCCCAGGATTCGAGCAGATAGCCTTTGGCGGACGGCATGCCGACTGGCGCAGCCGCCGGCACGACGGCCGTGTCGATCAACAACGTGACGATCTGCAGCACCGGATAGTGGCGCAGGAACAAACGCGTCTTGTCGTTGCCGTCGAGCCGCTCCATGAACAGCCGCGGCACGAGCGACGGCCGGCCGAGATAGGCGGTGATGGCGCCGCTGACATCGGTGATCAGGCGCGCGATCAGCGCGTCGTCGGACGTGCCGATGCCGCTCGAGCCGGCAAGCCAGGTTTTGACGTCGGCGAGGGTTGCGAGATCGGATGCGGCCATTTTCAATCCTCCGCCGCGGTCTTTTTCGCGGCCGCCCGCGGGCGCCGCGGCGCGGCTTTGGATTTCTGCTCGGCGCCGGCTTCGATAAAGCCAAAACACTCGATCAACAGCGCGCCGATCTCGGCCTCGACCTCGTAGATGCCGTCGCGCGGCGCAATGACGACGCCGGCAACGCAAGGGTCGCCGCCGCCTTCCGGCGCTTTCAGCTTCATGGCATGCCTCGTGATTTTTAGGTGAGCGCGCCGGTTGGCGCAGCTCGTAGGCTCAGCACGCAAGCGGCCTCGACGCCGCCGGCCGGCTGCCGATCAAGATCTCAAAATAATTGGCGAGAATTTTCCGGTTTCGCAATCAAAAGACCGTTCGCTAGTCTTTATTTGGTTGCGGACAAATGTCGACAAAATAAAAATGGTCGAAGGCACGAGATTGGCCCACAACAGACACGCCATATTGGCCTCCCCACACCTTAGGCGGCATGGAGAGCTCAAGCTCATCGCGGTCGTCATAGGCTACGCCCGCCCTGCAAGGCGCGGAGCCGGTCCATTCCCAGATCAAGAACCGCGGCGCATCGCCGGTCAGCTCCGATATCTCCGCCTTATAACGAGGATATAGGACGAATAGATGCACGTAATCTCCGGCCACATGTCCGGCAGGCCAAAGAGGGCCGAGACACAGCACCGCGGCCCAAGCCGTCACCGGCAGGCTCAAAGTGGAATAGAAACGGCGCCATGCGCGTTGCCGAAACCACACCGCACTTTTGAAAGCAGCGCGGATACTCATCGCCACCAAAAATAGAAAGATCACCGGAACCAGCAAGAAGCTGCCAGGAAATAAATCGGCCCAGGCCAGCACAAGCGCCAAAGGACAGGCAACCGCTGTGACGATCGGCCAGTAAATCAGCCGATCCTCGCCCGTGCCCCGCATCTCGACGGCGGCCATCTCATTGTCTCCGCCTAATCCGGCCCGACTCATAAAGATCATAGCCCCTCAGATTATCTTCGACATCGCGCTTGGCCGAGTACGGATAGAACTCGTCCATTGACTCGTCGGAATGAAATCTGGACAACGCGCTAGCATAGGCATCCGCTATTGCCAGCGCGTCCGCAAGATAGTCGAAAATAGATGCAAAGCGCTCGACCAATTGTGCGGTGGTGAGACTGTCGAGATCGGAATTTTTCACGGCTTGAGCACTCCGTACCTGGTTAGGGCATCGATGCCGACGCAGCGACGCTCCTCCCAACTTTTTCCCCTCAGATAGTCCCTCGGAGAGGGTCCTCCGAATCTTGACTTATCATTTTGGAACGAAAGTTCCGCGATCAAGACTCACAAGGCACATGCCAGCATCGCCCGCGTAGGGTTGCCGACCCCAACTCTCGATTTCTCGCAACATTCGTCGAGCGGCTTCAGGTGCTACAGCGAGCGTTGCCTTTGCCGCTTGCAATTTGACCTGCAAATTTGAATGCTCGTAAAGTCTCAAGAGAGCTGTTCTCTGATCGCCCGGTCGCTCCTTCAGTTCATCGAGAACTGCAACCTTTTGGTCGTAGAGACGGTTATATGTGGCGATGTCATCTTCGAATTCGGCTTTATCCTGTTCGGAACAGATTGCTGCGAATCGATCAACTAACTCCGCTACTGTCAGACCTTTGCAATTGGATTTCTTCATGGCTTGAGAATCCCGAACCGTATAAGCGCGTCTTTTCCAACACGCGTGCGCTCCTTGCAGCTCTTGCCTCGCAGAAAATCTGTTGCTTGCGCAGTCTCTGGACCGCACTATTTAGGGACGAAAATACCGCGGTCGAGGTTCACGAGACACATGCCGGCGTCGCCCGCATAAGGCTGACGACCCCATTCTTGAATCAATTCAATCATCCTCCGTGCCGCTGCCGGAGCGACTGCCAGAGTTGCTTTTGCTGCCTGCAACCGAACTTGTAGATTCTGATGATCAAAGAGCGCAAGAAGCGCACTCCTTTGATCCCCGTGGCGAGCCTTCAGTTCATCCCGGATTGCAGCCATCTGGTCGTAAAGGCGATTGAATTCAGCAATTTCACTTTCGAACAGCGCCTGGTCCTGTTTGGCGCAAATTTCGGCAAAGCGGTCGACGAGTTCGACTGTCGTCATACCCCCGAGATTGAGGCCTTTCATGGCTTAAGCACTCCAAACCTAGTTAGAGCATCGGCGCCGACGCGGCGGCGATCCTCGCAACCTTTGCCCCGCAGATAATCTCTCGGTGAAAGAGCATCACCGAATCGGTCCTATTTTGGCACAAACGAGCCATCGTTAAGTCCATTAAGAATTAGTCCTGCGTTTGCAGATTGAGGTAATCGATGCGAGTTCGCAATTGTTTGCAGCACCTGACGAGAAGGCCCCGGCGCCACCGCCAATGTAGTAATCGCCGCCTTCAGTCGCACTTGCAAATTTGGATGATCCAGAAGCGGGAGAAGCGCCTTGCGCTGATCTCCTGGACGGATCTTTAGCTCGCTTCTAACCGCCTCCATCTGGCTAAAGAGTCTATTGAACTTAGCATTGTTCTCCTCGAAACTGGCCTTGTCCTGATCGATAGCAATCGCAACGAAATGCTCGATCAATTCATCTATCGTCATTTTCTTGATTTTCATGCCCATCATGGCTTGAGAACCTCGAACAAGATGAGTGCGTCCTTGCCGACGCGCATGCGCTCTTCCCAACTCTTGCCTCTCAGATATTCTCTCGGCGAAAGATAGTCGAACTTCTCATTACGTTCCCCGTACCAGCCATTTATCTGCCAATGCTTCAGCGTCGAAATGCGTACCAAATTATCCGGCCCGTTGATCATATCCTCCGGATAACCATCATTCCTCGCCGGCGTCTGTTCGACAACATGATGGATATCATATCCAACTTGCGGGCTCTGTGCATCCTGCTGCAGCTCTGTCAATGTCTTGGGTGGGGAAAGATAGGCGCGTATGTACGGCAGGGCCAGGGTTGTTACCCAATAAACTGCCTGCAGGATTTTGAGATATCGCGCCGCTACCCCTTTTCCGCCGTCGCCAGCCAGTACGCAGCAGCCTTGATGAAATTGTTGAGAGCCTGCGGTGTTGCCGGCGGTTTTGGCGGAATCTTTGGCGGCTCTTCGAGCGGCGGACCCTGGTTGTGACCAATGCCGGGCGGATTATTGGCCGCGTATTGACCTCCCGGCTTCCACGTATTGTCGGGCGTCGCATCGGAAATGACGGCGCCATGACCGCCCTCTCCTGTCCACTGTCCTCCCTCGGGGTTACCCGCAGGCACACGCGGTTCGTCAGGATTAAAGCCGGCCTTGCGCAAATCAAGAAGCAGCTCGCGAACGATTTGCGCGATCAGCTCGCTTTCAGTGTGCGTTGTTGCAAGTTCTGTCTGCCGCCCAACTTGCTGACCCTGTTTCGGCGCGGCGAGTGTACGGATGGCTTTGGCGATTTCGAGCTGCACTTGTAACGTTCGCGGCACATCGCTCAGGATGCGCGGAAGTGAGGGCTTCATGAGATTGTCTCCGCGACACGTGACGCGCGGGTTGGTCCGGCAATTCTGGCGGCTGCGAGGCCGCATGGATGCGCGGGTCAAGCCCGCGCATGACGCGGAAAGGCGTGCGAGCGGCCCTCTGGCGGCCGCCCGCGGCACTTGCGTCCAACATTGCTTGCAAGTGGGCGGGGTTAAACGTGCTAGCCCGCCGCGATATTCGCGATCACCGCCATGGACGGCGGGAAGTAGTGCTGCAACACCTCGTCGGCATAGACGCCGGTCTCGCAACGGCGCGCCCGCGGCGGCCATTCGATCTGGTAGTAGTCCTGCCGGGTGCGCACCTGCATGACGTTGCCGACATTCGACAGCGGATAGGGCAAGGTGCGCGAGGTCAACAGCGCCCCTGCGGGCATGTTGGGATGCAAGCGGCTGAAAGCTCAAAACTCAGCATCTGATTCTCCAGTCGCGCGGGAAAGATAGCTAAAATAATTGGCGAGAATTTGCCTGCTTCGCGATCAATAGTCTGTTCGCAAGTCTCTGTCCGGTTGTGGACAAATGTCGACAAAATAAAAATGGCCGAATGCGCGCGATTCGCCATGCACAGATAAGCCATCTAGTCCGCCCCAAACCTTGCCACGCCCGTCGGGCTCCAGCTCATCGCTGTCGTCGTAGGCTACACCTGTGCTGCAGGGCGCGGTGCCGATCCACACCCACACCAAGAACCGCGGTGCATCACCCGTTAGCTCCGATACCTCGGCCATATAACGGGGATATAAGACAGAGAGATGGACGTAATCGCCTAACATATGTCCGGCGCGCCAAACAAATCCAAGATTCACCGCCGTGAACAGGACGGTCAGCGGCAGGATCAAAGTGGATATGAGTCGACGCCAAGCTCGTTGTCGTAAACACGTCACGCATGTCACTGCGGCGTAGACAGCAATGCCGGCCCAGATCAAAAGGGCCACTGGAACGAATAAGAGGCTTCCCATGAAAAGGTTGGCCCAAGCCAGCACGAAGGCCAGAGGACAGGCAATTGCAATTGCGAACGGCCAATAAAGGATGCGATCCTCGCTTGCACTCGTCATGTCGCATCTCATTCATTTCTAAGTCGAATGCGCCCAGAATCGTATAACCTATAACCCAAAATCGTGTCCTCGACATCCTGCCTAGCCAGGCAGCGCCTCCAGTTCGCGGCGGATCGCCGCGATCTCCGCGCGCCGCTGGCGCAGCAATTCATCTTCGTCTGGCCCGGCGAGCGCGCGGATCGCTTTGGCGATTTCGAGCCGCGTGTGCAAAGTTTTGGGCACGGCGCTCAGAGTGCGCGGCAGCGGTGGTTTCATGTGTTTGATCTTTGCAATGCGTCATTGCGGGGCGTGAGCCGGCAATCCATGCGGCGAAGGGGCAGCATGGATGCGCGGGTCAAGCCCGCGCATGACGAGACGCGGGGTAGTGGAGCGAAAGCGACGCGAACTATCCCGCCGCGATATTGGCAATCACCGCCATGGACGGCGGGAAATAGTGCTGCAGCACCTCGTCGGCGTAGACGCCGGTCTCGTAACGGCGTGCCCGCGGCGGCCATTCGATCTGGTAGTAGTCCTGCCGGGTACGCACCTGCATGACGTTGCCGACGTTCGACATTAGTGAAGGCAAGGTGATCCGGCGCATCAGGGAATTTATCCCAACCCAATGAGAACGTTGTCTGGCCACTTTGCGTGATTTGTCCAAACTCGCACGCGTGTGCTCGAGGCTGGTACTTCCGCTTTGAGGAGTGTTGCCCATTCGATGGTCATGACGGCGACGGTACGCGTCGGCGTCGCCAATATCATTTCGAACGCGGGTCGACTGCCCGGGTCGACCTCGGCCGCCGGCCCCAACTTAATCATCGTTTCGCCATCCATGTCCGGCAAACACGCCACAGCAATGGAGGAAGCAGTGGCCCCGAAACCCAATTCCGGGTCAATTTCTTCCGGGACTTCGCCGCGATTAACGTCGCTGATCAGCACAAGCGAGTTCGGCGGCGCAACTTTGATGGAACTTGTCGTCATCGTTTGTCTCTCAAGTACCGAAGCATCCAAAGACCCTGTCGCAAACTACAAGATAGGCACTGAGGGTGTAGCCTCTGCTCCACGCCGAAAACATTCAGAGCGTTCGGCGGTTGATGGTCAAGTACATAGTTACCTAAAGGCGTCCGCCGATCCTTTGCCCCGCAAGTTGGCATCCGCTCTCATCGCCATTCTCATCGTCGCCTATGGCGTCAGTCCAATGACGACGTTGTCAGGTTCGTTGGGGTGATTGGTCCAAATTCGCACTCTTGTTTGCAAGGAAGAAACACGCGCTTCGAGTAATTTTTTCCATTCGATCGTAAAGACAACGACGGTGCGGGTCGGCGTCGCCAACGCGCCGTCGAATGTGGGACGACCACCTGGATCGACCTTGTCAGCTGGACCAATCGTGATTTTCGTCTCGCCATCCATTTCCGCCAGGCTTCCCACGGTGATACATGTGTCAGTCGCCGCAATTGCCGGGGTCGACCTGGAAACATCGGCGGCAAAACCGCCTTGGGCATCAGTGATCAAAAACATTGAGTTCGGCGGCGCCACCTTGATTGAGTTCGTCGTCATCTTCTGTCTCTCAGGTAATGAAATATCCAACTACCCTGTCGCCAACTGCAGGCAAGGCATTGAGGATATAACCTTTGCGCGCTGCCGAAAAGATTGAGGGCAGTTGGCGGCTGATGGTCAAGTACGTAGTTGCCCAACCGCGTCCCCGGATCCTTTGTCCCACAGGTGTGGCATCCACTCTCATCGCCATTTTCATTGTTCTCGACGCGTTCCGCCGCGTAAAAATTTCGTCCGGGCCCTCGGGCCGGTATGGAGTTCCGAGCGAAGGGTCCGGGCCCGATGCCGGCACTTGCCAGCTCGGCAAGGCGAGCCTTCGCTTCCTGAGCCTGGGCCTCCAGGTCAGAGATTTTTCCTTCGATGGTTGCATACAGGCCCGGAGTGGGCTGCCAATATGGATCAAAGTTCCGGACTCGAGCCAACGCATCCTGCGCCTGCGCCTCTGCAACAGTCAGCCTTGCCGCTTGAGCCGGCGTTGGATCAAGCCAATTACCATTGATGAGGATCGGTCCGCCGCCGCGCCTTGTGTTTTGTGCGTATTGCTCACCTGGTATCCACGTATTGTCGGGCGTCACGTCAGAGACGACCCGCGAATCATCGGCAGGCCCGTTTCCGCCGTCACTCGTCCACTGCCCACCGTCAGGATCGCCGGCAGGCACGCGTGGCTGGTCGGGGCTGTACTTGTTGAGCGCCGCCCGCAACTCCGCCATCACCAGCGCCGGCAATTCTTCGCCGAGCTTGCGAACGCCGCGCGCGAGCGCATCCAAATCGCGACGGATCGCTGCAATCTCCGCGCGCCGCTGCCGCAGCAATTCATCTTGATCCGGCCCGGCAAGCGTGCGGATCGCCTTGGCGATCTCGAGCCGCGTGTGCAAGGTCTGGGGCACGGCACTCAAAGTGCGCGGCAGCGGTGGCTTCATGTGCCTGATCTCGTGAGGACGTCATTGTCGGCATGACCCGGCAATCCACACGGCGACAAGGCCACATGGATGCACGGGTCACGCCAACGCTTGACGGACGAGGAAGAGCCGAGAAAATGCGGGGCAGACTTACCCCGCGGCGATATTGGCAATCACCGCCATGGACGGCGGGAAATAGTGCTGCAGCACCTCGTCGGCATAGACGCCGGTCTCGTAACGGCGCGCCCGCGGTGGCCATTCGATCTGGTAGTAGTCCTGCCGGGTGCGCACCTGCACGACATTGCCGACGTTCGACAGCGGATACGGCAGGGTGCGCGAGGTCATCAGCAACGCGCCCGCGGGCATGTTGGGATGCACGCGGATGTCGAGCACTTTCGGGCCGGCCATGGAGAACTTGTTGAGATAGGTGCGCACCATGACGCCGCCGCCGAGCGCGCCCTGGTCGGCAGCGAAAACGAAGTGTTGTGTGGCGTTAGGGTAACGTTCTTTCGACTCTTGCCCCTCAGGAAATCTCGAAGACCGATATTTCGCCGTCTTTATCTGTATTGTCCGTGCCTCGCGATGCTCGCCTCCACCTCGGCATTCAACTCCGGGTGCGCCGCCAGCGCCTTGTTGATCAGCGCAACACCAATCGAATCCATCGCCGTCGCGATTCCACGTGAATAATCCCTGTATTCCTCAGGACTGCATCGCTGCTTCAGAACCACCAGAAAACTCTGCAGCTCGGAACTGCTGCGAAACGCCGTTCGGATCATATCTCGCGCCAAATCGATATCCATTTGTGACCTCAGCTAAAGATTGCGCGCCAGACACGCATTCATACACTTGTGGAAATCAAACGTATTGAAGTCGCTGCCGGGCGGCTGCCGTCTTTCCAGTAAAGGGTAACATAGATCAAGACATCTTTGATACGCATCCGGTCTTGCGGCCAAATTCAATTGCTTCGCAGTTGCAATAATCGACCGCACATCACTCCCTGTTTTAGCTTGCTGTCCGGAAGCATTCCCGGCGCTGTCCTTTGGCCGAAATTGACCGCCCTTGCCGCCCGAAGTACCAGCCGGCCAGCCCGGATGTTCCGGATCGCCCGCCGCGGCCTTCCCCAACAGCCGCTCGTCCCCTTCTTGCGAAGTAAGTGCGCGAATTGCTTTCGCGATCTCAAGCTGCACATGCAATGTGCATGGCACGGCACTCAATATGCGCGGCAGCGGCGGTTTCATGTGCTTGATCTCGTGAGAACGTCGTTGCGGGCAGCGCCCGGCGATCCATGCGGCGACAATGCCGGTGGATGCCGGGGGTAACGCCCGCGCAAGACATGGGTTGCGGAGCAAGAGCGATGCGCCCTACCCCGCGGCGATATTCGCAATCACCGCCATGGACGGCGGGAAATAGTGCTGCAACACCTCGTCGGCGTAGACGCCGGTCTCGTAACGGCGCGCCCGCGGCGGCCATTCGATCTGGTAGTAGTCCTGCCGGGTGCGCACCTGCACGACGTTGCCGACGTTCGACAGCGGATAGGGCAGAGTGCGCGAGGTCATCAACAGCGCGCCCGCCGGCATGTTGGGATGCACGCGGATGTCGAGCACTTTTGGCCCGGCCATGGAGAACTTGTTGAGATAAGTGCGCACCATGACGCCGCCGCCGAGCGCGCCCTGGTCGGCATCGAACACGAAGCGCTGCGCCACGTTGGCGTTACCGGCCAGGATTTTCTTCGACAGGTCGTTGGCGAGCTGCTGCCTAATTCACGTAGCGCTTGAAAATGCAAGCAGCGGCGACGATTTGAATCATTTCGTTCGGGTCGCCGTAGGATCAACTTTAGCGGGGAACATAATTTCCCTCATCGAGCATGTACAGGCACATGCCCGCGTCGCCAGCATGAGGAAACCAATTTGAAGCGGCAATCGACTCGATCATACGCCGTGCGTCCCCTGGCGCAACTGCCAATGTACATTTGGCCGCCAGGAGCCGGACTCCCATATTTGGGTGATGATAAAGTGGCAATAGCGCTCGCCGCTGGTCGCCCGGTCGGCTCTTTAACTCCTTGTCGACCGCAAAAATTTGCGAGCGTATGCGCCTGCGTTTTGCTATTTGGTCCTTTTGTTCCGCCTTGTCGTCTTCAACGGCAAGCGCAGCAAAACGCTCGACCAAGTCGGTGACAGTGAGGCTTTCGAGGTCAGGTTGCTTCATGGCTTTAGCACATTAAATTTCTTCAGGGCGCCAAGACCAAAACGGTAGCGTTCTTCCCAACTCTTGCCCTTCAGGTAGTCTCTGGGTGACATCTCGTTAAGCTGGGCGTCCCCGAACTCCTTGTCCGGTGTGTCCAACCAGCCGTTCATTTCCCAGTGCCTCATCCTCGGAATTCGCACCCGGTTTTCATCCGCGTCGATCAAACTTCGTGGGATGTCGTCTTTCTCTGACCACTGTTCGACGTTGTGATGCTCATCGTAACCCTTTTTGGGGTTCTTCTGCAATTCTTCCAATGTTTTCGGCGGGTCTAGGTAAGAATAGATAGAAGGAAGGGCACGAGCGAGCCAATATGTTGCTTCCAGAACCAGCAAAAAATCTCCTACGGGTCCGCTGATGGCCTCTGCTGTCGCCTCTAAAGCGGGCCTCACACCGGCCCTTGCCAACCATCTCGCGGCGGTCTTTGCCACATCCAAAATTTCGTGTTCGGTCAGTGGCGACTCCAGCGGAATTTCAGGTGGGTCGTCGAGCGGCGGCCCCTGATTATGACCGATGCTCCATGATCTCGGCGGAGGTTCCTCAGTCGGTGTTTTTGGTGGAGAAGGATCAGCCACTCCAGCGCCTCCCGACCAACGGCCGCTGATTTCACCGCTGCCCGTTGGCCAACGTGGCTGATCGGATCGAAAGCCAGCCTTTTCGACAGTGGGACTTCGACGGGCATCAATAAACTTTTGCAAGTCCGATCGAATTGTGGACGCCAGTAGCCGCGCAATTTTCCCGATGTCCCGTTTGATCTCCTCGCATTCGCGGCAAATCGCGGCGACCTCGGCGCGCCGCTGCCGCAGCTGCTCGTCCTCGTCCTGCCCCGCGAGCGCACGGATCGCTTTGGCGATTTCGAGTTGCACGTGCGGCAATCGCGGCACGGCGCTCAAGGTGCGCGACAGCGGAGGTTTCATGGGCTTGGCTGTGCGTGATGTGGCAGGGCAGCGTGGATGCGCAGGTCAAGCCCGCGCATGAAGCATAAAGGCGCGTGAGCGGCTTTTATCCAGCCGCTCGCCGCATTTGCGTGTTACTGCTGGAGACGACGACGAAGCGCGCTCACCCCGCCGCGATATTGGCGATCACCGCCATGGACGGCGGGAAATAGTGCTGCAGCACCTCGTCGGCGTAGACGCCGGTCTCGTAACGGCGCGCCCGCGGCGGCCATTCGATCTGGTAGTAGTCCTGCCGGGTGCGCACCTGCACCACGTTGCCGACGTTCGACAGCGGATAGGGCAAGGTGCGCGAGGTCATCAACAGCGCGCCGGCCGGCATGTTGGGATGCACGCGGATGTCGAGCACTTTCGGGCCGGCCATGGAGAACTTGTTGAGATAGGTGCGCACCATGACGCCGCCGCCGAGCGCGCCCTGGTCGGCATCGAACACGAAGCGCTGCGCCGCGTTGGCGTTGCCGGCCAGGATCTTCTTCGACAGGTCGTTGGCGACCTGCGAACCGACCCACATGGTGTCGGGCGAGAGCCGGTAATTGTCCCAACGGTTCTTCAGCGCCGCGTCGATCTCGACGACGCCGCCGGCGCCGTCGCCGGTCAAGGTCGAGCCGGTGCCGGCGGTGCCGGTGGCGAGATACTGCACATAGGCGTTGGAGCCGGACTTGAACGCCTGATAGAGCAGGCCGTCGAACACCAGCGCGTTGGTCGAATTGTCGCTGCCGAGCGCGGCCGCGGTCTGCGTGCCGGCCGCGTTCGCGGTGATCACCAGCGAATTGATGGTGGTGATGGCGCCGAGCACTTCGGAGCCGGCGGCACCCCAGAACCAGGCATAGCCCATGGCGCCGGTCACCGGCGCGACGCTCGCTGCGATCGAGCCCGAGGTGCCGGACGAGATCGACGCCGTGGCATTGGCCGATTTTCCGGCCGCGCCACCGCCGAACGTATCCGACGAACCGTCGGCATTGCTGCGCGTGATCGCGCCCTGGATGCCGCCGGTGATGGAGCCGTTGACGATGGCGTCGAGCGACAGCGCGACGCAGATGACGCTATAGGGACTGGCCGCGGCGGTGAGGCTGCCGCCGGAGGTCGACGGCGCCAGCGACGGCGTCGGCGTGGTGCCGAGCGGCACCGACGTGTTGCCGCCCAAGATCAACAACTCCTCGCCGAGCATGCAGGCTTCGAGACCTATTTTGGCGCCGATCGCCTTGATGTCGTCAAAGCCCATGCCGGCATATTGCGCCTCGAAGTCGACCGAGGTTTCGATGCCGATGCCCTTGTAGGCGGCGCTGTAATCTTGCGTCGCCACCGCGCTGACGCCGCCGCGGTTGCCGCCGGAGACGCCGATGCGAAGCCCAGTGGTGTTGATGCCGGTCACCGCGCGCCAATTGGCCTGGATGCCACCCTTGCCGGAGACGCGCGGGATCTCGTTGCGCAGCGGCGTAAGCATCGGATAGACGAATTTGGCGCCGGTCTCGAGGTCGTAATAGGTCAGGCCCGAGGTCGGCGAATTCGATTCCGAAAACGTCGTTTTCGCCAGCGGATCGCCGGGCAGCGGATTGGCATGCGCCTTCTCGATCTCGCGCAGGAAGCTGCCGGCATTGGTCAGCGCGGCGCTGTAATCCTGCATGGTGTGCGGCAAGGCCGACTTGGCAATGAGGTGCGGAAGGTTGGGCTGATACATGGTGTGGTTCCCGTGGTTGGTTGGTGTCTGGTGATGGTGATCTGAAAAAGCGTGTGAAAATTTTTACCTCCCCCTGCAGGGAGGAGGTTCGCCGTGCGCA